TCAATCATCCCTACCGGAAAGCCGCCGCAGAGCATCAACATGAAGATCGAAGGAGTCATGCCACACCGTAGCGAGGCGATCCTCAAAGTACGCGCGAGCGTAGTGGTGTGGCATTAGGGAAGGGCGCGACCAACCGAAAAAAACTCGAAGTTTCTGAAGCGCGAGATCCATTTCTACTCCAGCGTCGATTAGATGCGTTAAGCGGACAACGGCACAGGTATGGCGTAAGGCATGTGGGGTCACGGACGTTGATTTTCGCCGTTCGCATAGCTCTCGTACTGCGTCCTTAGAAAGATGCTCCGAGAGCACTGAAAAGATGGCGTTGACGGAGCGTTTTGAAAGCGGTGTTCCTTCTTGCGATGAAAACAGAAAGCTGTGCTGGGGTCTGCCACGAAAGTTAGCTGTGTACGTCTCTACAACGGACATAATGGAGTCGGAGACAGGAATTTGCCGTACGGAGTTAGCGTTCTTAATCGAAGGAGCATCTGCGCGGGAATCTGAGTGCTCATAAGGATTTTCGACTACATCCATCCAACAACGAAGGCCCTCGGTCTGAAATGCCAAGGACTCTTTGATGGCATCGGCGGCCAACACGAGCGTTTCGCTGCGCCGAAGGCCTTGGTGCAGCATTAACAAAACCAAAGCGAAATTCCGCCAGCGCAGAGCCTCCGTACGAAAAGGATTACGCGGAGAGTCTGGCTGGATAAGTTCGTAGATATCCTCGATGACCGCAGCTGGTAGAGCCCGAGCTATCTCAGGCCGACGCTTGCGGCGAAGACTCAGCGAGCTATAAAGCCGCTCCAATCGCAGCAGCCGTGAATGTACTTCATCTAGTGGTGTTGTTGTGCTGCCACGAGCAAGCCGTTCAACACAGTTTCTGACGAAAGCAATGGCAGTGCGCCAATCACCAGAATGATCTGCGCCATTTTGTGCACTGCGATTGCGCAAGCTGATAAAAAACCCTTCGAGGCATCGTTCTAGCTTGTCGAAGCATAGATCTGCGATCAACCGATCCAGGCAATCTTCATTCAGTTGCAGTTTGACTGAGCGGTAGAACGACTCAATGACAGAGAGATGCGCCGATAAGGTTGACTCTTGCAGTGCGGCACCATGTAACGCCGCCCAGACAGTAGCCCAGTACCGCGGCAAGCCTTGATCATCGACGAGCACCCAGCCCGTGAGCGAAGGTGGGATACAAGGATCTCGAAGCCGAACACGAGTCATAAGATTCACAACAGCTAAAGCTGCCTGTTTCTAAATAGGTTGTTGCTATTGAACGTGCCATGAAGACGAGTCCAACGCAACAGCTACGAACATGCTCGGCATTCGCATAATGACGATGGGATTACGTTAGCGAAGCCGCCCAGGGGGCGAGTCCAGCGCCTGGACAATGCGCAGCCCAGGCGCTGGATTTACACGTAATCCCCATTATGCGAGGCGACCCCGTTTGCTAGCGTTTTGGATCCTCGATCGCGAGCACCAGGACGAAAATTGCTAGCAATCGTCTCGATGGAAATGCTAGCATTTCTTGACCTGGTGCATTCGCTCCAGGATCAATTTTGCTAGCAGGGAGAAAGCCATGCTGCTAACCATTCGCGACGTTCCCGAAGACCTGGTGCGCCAGGCCAAGCTTGCCACTGGCAAGGGCACTGGCAGTCAGGCGTTCATTGCCGGCATCGAGCTTATGATCCGTCAGCGTGATCGGATCGAGGCGATGGAAGAGGAGATCTGAATGCTGCGCGAGACCCTCGAGTGTTCCAGGGCGTGCTTGCTGATGCCCATGCCGCCGCTGTGCAACTGGCTGAGATTGCCGGGCAACGCGATATGCTGGTGTCCGACAACCCGCTGCGGCCTGGGCATCGTCGCCGCTAGCAGTTTTCGTCTCTGCAGTTGCTGCACCAGGTCGAAAAGTGCTAGCAAATTTTCCTGCAGGATCTGTCCTGGAACTGACTGACTGCTAGCAACTCGGAGCCCTTCGCGGGCTTCGTCGTTCCCGCCGCTCCGAAACCACCTCGCGCCCTGATCACCCAAGCGTGCGTATCGCGGCCATCCATAGAGCACGCTGTTGATGCGCACACGGGCCGATCAGATCTCCGAGGAATGTTCAGCGGTCTAGCCCGGCGAGTTCTCGTAGGGCCTTCCATGCGCGTTGCTTTGGGTGCTCGAACGGCACCTGGAGGGGTGGTTGGAGCGATCCTGGCGCAGCCGGGTCCACCATCTCTAATGGTGGACTTTTGTGCGACGGTCGCACTCAGTCCTTGCCAAGGACCTGTTCTCTGTAGGCCTTCACATCTTGGGCGGTGAGGGTGGACAGATGTTTCCAGATCAGCGCGCCCAGCAGATCGCTCTCCTTCACATCCTCCTTTCGCTCGACGATCAGCTTGATCCTCTTTGCGTTCAGTGCTTCGACGGCCTCGTCTCGCAGACGGTAGGTCTTCGCCATGTGTGATTTCACCTCGCCATCACGTGTGATTTTCGATGAACGTGATTTTTGCACGTGTTGCTTAATCACGTGTGATTAAGCTATAAAGCGGCCAACAATCATTTGTGATTTTTCAACACGTGATTCCCTCAGCGGATCGAGGATTTGGCTTTGCTCGACAAACTGCATCTGTTCGTCCCGTTTCGCCTCGAGCACATCCAACTGCTCGGGGTGGAAGGGCGCGCGGACCCGGTGCATGTCGTAGACCTGGAAAGCCTGGGCGTGCTGCCCAGGGCAAATCAGCCGAGGGGAGGGCGGAGAGCTACAGGCTGACTACCTGCGGCATGTTTGGGAGTCGCTGAGCACGGGCTTCACGCCGTTGGCGTTCAAGGTCTTTCACCAGTCCCTGGGCAAGCGCCTGATGCCCGGCGTAGAGCTGAAGGCCAGCCCGGCGAAGTTGCTCCAGGGCACAACGTGTTCGGCCCGACCTGCATCCAGAAGGGAGCCGAGGTGATGTTCAAGTGGCTGCACGCCACGTATCCCGACCTGTTCGCCAGGCTCGATGTTCCAGCGACGCAGGTCTACGCCCTGGACTGCACGTATTCCAGCAGGCTGCCGGACGAACGCACGGCGCTCCAGGTCATCCAGGCGCTGACCAACGTCAGCAACGGCCACACCAAGAGTCGCGGCGATAACTACCAGACGTCCGCGTACTGGGGCGCGAAAGAATCCCGCCTGAAGCGCCTGAAGGCGTATCTCAAACACACCGAGTATCAGGCCCAACTGGACGAATTGAAGCGGGCAGGGCGGGCCGATCTGTCGGCCGCTCGGTCTGTTCGGGTCATGTCTGACCCACGGTTGCAGGAGTGGGTGCGCTACCTGCTCCGCATGGAGGCCACGGTGATGCACCGGTGGCTTGAGCGTCGGGGCATTCCGTCCCGATTGACTGACTTGATCGCGTACCAGCAGCAGCTTTCGGGGGAGGGTCGCTGTTTGATCCAAGAGTGCTGGCAGGCGGTTACAGGCGATTTGTTCGCGGCCTTTGAGGGTATCCAGATGCGAGTGATTGATGATGAAAAAGTGCTGGCCGCACTGCTCGAAAAGCACACCAAGGAAGGTAAGGGGAAGTGGACCAAGGCCAAGGTCGATCCTTCCACTGGGGTGACAATTCCTCCGGTGTTTGTTCCCGGCAAGCCTAACGATAGCTATGCCCTGAATCTCTTTCGCACATACCGAAGCCTCAAGGACTACGGGTGGGAAGAGACCATGGCGTCTATGGCTCGCCGAACCTTCTATGACCATATCCGGGACATCTGCGCTGCGGGCCTGTCGAAAGCCGCCCTGCAGAAGCTCCACGAAGCTGACCGGGCGAACAACGTCGTACCGCTGCTGCGGTTCGTCCAGGTCGATTTCAGCGCCCAGCGCCCCGACTGGTACATCGAGCCGACCGTGGAGGCCGCGTGATGCTCGCGCCGATTCTCGAAGCCCTCGCGCTGCTCGCCGGTGCCGCCACTGTCATCCATGCCCTGGGCGTATGGGTGCGCTCATGAGCATGAAGACTCGCATCTTCCTGCGCACGCTGCGCTTCGTTGCCTACCAATGGTGGCTGCCGTTCCTGCTGGGGAATGCTGTCGCGCTGCTCGCCGTTTCTTTCACGGCTCATTTGTTCGATGACGCGTTCGTCTCGTCGCTCGAAACGGTGGTCCAGTCATGTGCAGGGGCGCGCAGCGATGGATAAGGTGGCCCACCAGTCGCTCCGCTGGGACCTGGAGCAAGACCTTTCCCACCTCGTCCAGGACGAGCACCTGGTGCGCCAGGTCCTGGACCTGGTCATGCGCCGAGTCGTCCAGGAACAGGCCGCCGAGGCAGTTCGCCGGCAGCGTATCAACCGAGACTTCAAGACGTTCCGGCGCGGCCGAGCGTGACGCCGCCCGCATGGGATTTCGTGAACCGGGCACAAGCCCACAAGTTGAACCCCTGAGGTAAATCATATGCTCGCTCTCATCGGCCTGTGCCAGGGCTATTACTCCGATACTCGCAACGTCAATACCGCCAACGGTCCTTCGCAGATTGTTGAACACTCGGTGCTCGTCCAGGTTGAGCAAACCAATAAGTTCGGCATGCCGGAAACCAAGGTTATTCAAGTTCGCATTTCGAAGCGGCACATGGATGGCGGGCTTAATAATGTCTGGAAGATGGAGAAGGGCAAGACTGTGTCTGTTCCGGTATTTATCCAGGCCTGGGCAAGTAAGTCCGGTAACGCCGGGTTCGATTATTGGCTGTCGGGCGACGGCATGCCGTTGAAACTTCAAGCCGTTCAGGAGAAAGCCGCTTAAGGGTCCCGGCCTTTTTCGGCGAAAAAGGACGGGTAGGGGATAAGCATGAATTTTTTGGGCTGTGACGGTGTTTGGCTGGCCAGGGAAGATGGTTCAACTATCTGCCAGGGCCAAATGAAGACTTTTACGGTCCAGGAAATGCGGGAGTTCCTGACTCCTGCAATGACAATTGCGCAGAAGGCTCAAATTACCGGCGGGCTGTTGACGTTGTTTGTCGCGGTCTGGGTGTTTAAGAAGATGCGCACATCAATTCCACACTAGGAGTAAGTCCGATGAAACAACTGAAACAACTGTTCTCCCTGGGCAAGCGTGAAGCGGTTATCGGTGGCTCGTTGCTGATGGCGTCCGGCCTTTCGATGGCGGCCGAAGGCGATATCGACACCACCAAGGCCCTGGCCTATATCGCGGGCGGTCTGGCTGCTGCGGCAGCTGTGACCGGCGCCATGTTCGGCCTGGTGGCCCTGATCGGTGCGGCCAAGAAAGCCATGCGCGCAGGGACTTAATCGACCTTCAGTCAAGCCGGTGGCGGTCACTCCGCCCCGGCTTTTTTATTGCCCGGAGAAAGGATAAATGAGGATTAAGAAATGTATATCAGCCCTGAGGATATCGCTTTTTATGGCGTGCTTATTGCCCTCGCTATTCTTTGTTCAGGGCGCTAGGTCTGAAAATTATTACTGGCAATTAAATGGCCCGACCGCCCCTGATAAGTTTGGCAGTCCTGGTGCGGCTTGTGAGGTCGGGCTGGGAATCTATAAGGCTCAGTATCCCGACGTCGAAATGGTGATAGGTTCGCGGGAAATGAAGAACTCGACCAACTATGTGTGCATGGTGTTTCGTTATTTCAATGGGAGTCGTATTGAGCCAAATTTTACGATTTCCGTTGTTCGTAGAGGTACGACCTGTCCTGCGGGGGGCTACGTACAATGAGCAGAAGGGGACTTGTGATGAGCCGCCACCGTCTGAGTGCCAAGAAGGTCTGCCAAATTTATTTAGAAGTTCGAACTATCAGATTATTGTTATCAATGGAAAAAACACGGTTCCTAGCTCTCCGCCGTCTGGCTGTTTGAATGGGTGCGCTTATGAGGCTGATAGTTCTCGACCAAATTCTTGTTATCGCACTCCAGGCTCTACTACTGAGGGGTTCTGTAACTACACACTCAAGAGCAACGGTCAGAATTGCGCGACAGATTCCGGCAACCTGGGCGGTACTGGTCCTTCACTCAACGAGCCGGATCAGCCGCCAGTCACTGATCCGCCTTCGGACCCGAATGACCCGGGCTGTCCGAAAGGCTATAGCTGGTCCGGCACCACGTGCGTTAAGACGCCGACCGATCCCACGGACCCGACCGATCCGAAAGACCCTGGTGGTGATGGCGGTGGAACTGGTGGTGGCGATGGTGGCGGTACAGGCGGTGGCGGTGATGGCGGAACGGGCGGCGGTGACGGTGGTACCGGCGGCGGAGACGGAAACGGTGGAACTGGCGGTGGTGATGGCGATGGCGGCGGCACGGGTGGCGGTGGCGATGGCGGGGGAGACGGGCAGTGCGATCCGGCCAAGGACCCGAACAAATGCGGCAGCGGCTCCTCGATCTCCGGCGACGGTGACTGCAAGGTGGCGATTCAGTGCAACGGCGACGCGATCCAGTGCGCCATCGTTCGCCAGGAAAAGGCCGCCCGCTGCGCGGACGAAGAGTTTCGCACGGTCGATGACAAGAAGATTCAGGACCTGAAAAACACGCTGGCCGGCGAGTTCTCCGGGCCTGAGTACGAACCCATCAATGCCACCGGTGAGAACACCCATGACCTGTCGAAGCTGCTCGACACTAGCGGGCGCTTCTCCAAGGCCTGCCCGGTTATTCCTGACGTCTCGTTCCCCTGGTTCGGCAGTACTCAGACGGTGTCGCTCAGTAGCGTGTCGTCCGATCTGTGCACGTATCTCCAGTGGTTCGGGTATCTGCTTGTCGCGTTCGCCATGCGCGCCGCGGCTGAAATCATTGCGCGAGGGTTGAACTGATGCCGTTACTGATCGGGGTACTACTGCGGGCCATCGGCTGGTCGCTGATTCCGCTGGGTTGGAAGCTGCTGCGCGGCTTGGGGTTCACCGCCGTTGCCTTCGTCGGCGTCAAGGCGGTGATGGATCAGGCCAAGGACTACGTGTTCAGCAGTCTCGGTGGCGTGCCTGCGCAGTGGCTTCAAGTCCTGGGGCTTCTGCAAGTTGACGTGTGCATCAACATCCTGTTCTCCGCGTACATCGCCCGCGCAGTGCTGTGGGGGATGGACAAGTCTGGCGGCAAGTCCGGCATGCGCTGGACCGGACCGAAGTAAGCGAGGAGGGGACCGATATGCTCTATCTGCGCACCGGCCTACCAGGGGCTGGCAAGACCCTGAACGCGATTCGGGAAATCGACCTTGAACACCAGCCGGACCCGGACGACCCGACCAAGCGGTTGCACAAGGACCCGGACAATCCGGACCTGCCGCCCAGGACGATCTACTACTACGGCATCCCGGATATGAAACTGGATCGGCTCAAGTCCAAGTGGGTCGAGTTCGAGACGCCCGAAGAATGGTTCAACCTGCCTGACGGCTCGGTGATCGTGATCGACGAAGCGCAACGGGTGTTCGGCAACGATGGCACCAGGGCGCGCCCGGAGAAGGTCACGCGCTTCGAAACGCACCGGCACCAGGGCCTGGACATTCACCTGATCACTCAGCACCCCAGCTTGCTGTGCACGCCCGTGCGCAAGCTGGTCGGCAAGCACATCAATTTCATTCGGCCCTATGGCCGGGAGAAAGGCATCTTCCGGCATGAGTACGAGTTCTGCATCGACAACCCGGAGCGGCGCAGCAACTTCAAGCAGGCGCAGGAAGAGAAAGTCACGCTGGATAAGGCGTATTTCGGCGTCTACAAGTCGTCGACGGTGCACACGCACAAACCGGTCACGCCCAGCTACATGAAGAAAATCCCGCTGATTATCGCGCTGATGCTGGTCCCGATCGGCGTGATCGTCGGGCTGATCATGACCGCGATGCAGCAAGGGAACGAGGAAAAGGAAGCGGCTCTGGCGAGGAGTCAAGCGGCTGAGGCGTCAGCGGGTGTTCTGCCTGGGGCTGGAAATGCTGTTCAGGCAGTTCCCAAGGCCTCCAGCGGGCCGAAATCGGCCGACGAGTTCATTGGTGATATGTCGCCCAGGGTGCCCGACCTGGTGGTCTCGGCGCCGCGCTATGACGATCTGAACAAGCCCAGGGATTTCCCTCGGCCGGTCTGTGCGGCCAGCTCGGACCCGAACTTGATCGGCAAGGCTCCTGAGCGGCGGATTCCGCTGGGTACGTACAATGGCCGGGTGATGGTCTGCCAGTGCTACACGCAACAGGTCACGCGGATGCACACGACGTTCGAGTTCTGCATGGACGTGGTGAACAACGGCTATTTCGACGACACGCGGATGCCGCCGACCTATGCCAGCGGCAACAGCACGCGAGGTTTGATCACCAGTCCGTCGGTTGACCCGGCGACGGCGATTGAGCGAGGGCGCGCAGCGACATCGCCGACGCCGGGGGATGCGTTCTCGACACGAGTAACCATCGTGCCGGATAGCAGCAGGATGCCCAGGACGCTATGAGCGATGTGGGCCTCTTGGCTCAGGGGTTCTTATCCATGGCTTCGCATAATGACGATGGGATTACGTTAGCGAAGCCGCCCAGGGGGCGAGTCCAGCGCCTGGACAATGCGCAGCCCAGGCGCTGGATTTACACGTAATCCCCATTATGCGAGGCGACCCCGTTTGCTAGCGTTTTGGATCCTCGATCGCGAGCACCAGGACGAAAATTGCTAGCAATCGTCTCGATGGAAATGCTAGCATTTCTTGACCTGGTGCATTCGCTCCAGGATCAATTTTGCTAGCAGGGAGAAAGCCATGCTGCTAACCATTCGCGACGTTCCCGAAGACCTGGTGCGCCAGGCCAAGCTTGCCACTGGCAAGGGCACTGGCAGTCAGGCGTTCATTGCCGGCATCGAGCTTATGATCCGTCAGCGTGATCGGATCGAGGCGATGGAAGAGGAGATTCGGTCGCTGCGCGAGACCCTCGGTGTGTTCCAGGGCGTGCTTGCTGATGCCCATGCCGCCGCTGTGCAACTGGCTGAGATTGCCGGGCAACGCGATATGCTGGTGTCCGACAACCCGCTGCGGCCTGGGCATCGTCGCCGCTAGCAGTTTTCGTTCTGCAGTTGCTGCACCAGGTCGAAAAGTGCTAGCAAATTTTCCTGCAGGATCTGTCCTGGAACTGACTGACTGCTAGCAACTCGGAGCCCCTTCGCGGGGCTTCGTCGTTCCCGCCGCTCCGAAACCACCTCGCGCCCTGATCACCCAAGCGTGCGTATCGCGGCCATCCATAGAGCACGCTGTTGATGCGCACACGGGCCGATCAGATCTCCGAGGAATGTTCAGCGGTCTAGCCCGGCGAGTTCTCGTAGGGCCTTCCATGCGCGTTGCTTTGGGTGCTCGAACGGCACCTGGAGGGGTGGCCGGGAGCGATCCCGGCGCAGCCGGGTCCACCATCTCTAATGGTGGACTTTTGTGCGACGGTCGCACTCAGTCCTTGCCAAGGACCTGTTCTCTGTAGGCCTTCACATCTTGGGCGGTGAGGGTGGACAGATGTTTCCAGATCAGCGCGCCCAGCAGATCGCTCTCCTTCACATCCTCCTTTCGCTCGACGATCAGCTTGATCCTCTTTGCGTTCAGTGCTTCGACGGCCTCGTCTCGCAGACGGTAGGTCTTCGCCATGTGTGATTTCACCTCGCCATCACGTGTGATTTTCGATGAACGTGATTTTTGCACGTGTTGCTTAATCACGTGTGATTAAGCTATAAAGCGGCCAACAATCATTTGTGATTTTTCAACACGTGATTCCCTCAGCGGATCGAGGATTTGGCTTTGCTCGACAAACTGCATCTGTTCGTCCCGTTTCGCCTCGAGCACATCCAACTGCTCGGGGTGGAAGGGCGCGCGGACCCGGTGCATGTCGTAGACCTGGAAAGCCTGGGCGTGCCGCTCCAGGGGCAAATCAGCCGAGGGGAGGGCGGAGAGCTACAGGCTGACTACCTGCGGCATGTTTGGGAGTCGCTGAGCACGGGCTTCACGCCGTTGGCGTTCAAGGTCTTTCACCAGTCCCTGGGCAAGCGCCTGATGCCCGGCGTAGAGCTGAAGGCCAGCCCGGCGAAGTTGCTCCAGGGGCACAACGTGTTCGGCCCGACCTGCATCCAGAAGGGAGCCGAGGTGATGTTCAAGTGGCTGCACGCCACGTATCCCGACCTGTTCGCCAGGCTCGATGTTCCAGCGACGCAGGTCTACGCCCTGGACTGCACGTATTCCAGCAGGCTGCCGGACGAACGCACGGCGCTCCAGGTCATCCAGGCGCTGACCAACGTCAGCAACGGCCACACCAAGAGTCGCGGCGATAACTACCAGACGTCCGCGTACTGGGGCGCGAAAGAATCCCGCCTGAAGCGCCTGAAGGCGTATCTCAAACACACCGAGTATCAGGCCCAACTGGACGAATTGAAGCGGGCAGGGCGGGCCGATCTGTCGGCCGCTCGGTCTGTTCGGGTCAGGTCTGACCCACGGTTGCAGGAGTGGGTGCGCTACCTGCTCCGCATGGAGGCCACGGTGATGCACCGGTGGCTTGAGCGTCGGGGCATTCCGTCCCGATTGACTGACTTGATCGCGTACCAGCAGCAGCTTTCGGGGGAGGGTCGCTGTTTGATCCAAGAGTGCTGGCAGGCGGTTACAGGCGATTTGTTCGCGGCCTTTGAGGGTATCCAGATGCGAGTGATTGATGATGAAAAAGTGCTGGCCGCACTGCTCGAAAAGCACACCAAGGAAGGTAAGGGGAAGTGGACCAAGGCCAAGGTCGATCCTTCCACTGGGGTGACAATTCCTCCGGTGTTTGTTCCCGGCAAGCCTAACGATAGCTATGCCCTGAATCTCTTTCGCACATACCGAAGCCTCAAGGACTACGGGTGGGAAGAGACCATGGCGTCTATGGCTCGCCGAACCTTCTATGACCATATCCGGGACATCTGCGCTGCGGGCCTGTCGAAAGCCGCCCTGCAGAAGCTCCACGAAGCTGACCGGGCGAACAACGTCGTACCGCTGCTGCGGTTCGTCCAGGTCGATTTCAGCGCCCAGCGCCCCGACTGGTACATCGAGCCGACCGTGGAGGCCGCGTGATGCTCGCGCCGATTCTCGAAGCCCTCGCGCTGCTCGCCGGTGCCGCCACTGTCATCCATGCCCTGGGCGTATGGGTGCGCTCATGAGCATGAAGACTCGCATCTTCCTGCGCACGCTGCGCTTCGTTGCCTACCAATGGTGGCTGCCGTTCCTGCTGGGGAATGCTGTCGCGCTGCTCGCCGTTTCTTTCACGGCTCATTTGTTCGATGACGCGTTCGTCTCGTCGCTCGAAACGGTGGTCCAGTCATGTGCAGGGGCGCGCAGCGATGGATAAGGTGGCCCACCAGTCGCTCCGCTGGGACCTGGAGCAAGACCTTTCCCACCTCGTCCAGGACGAGCACCTGGTGCGCCAGGTCCTGGACCTGGTCATGCGCCGAGTCGTCCAGGAACAGGCCGCCGAGGCAGTTCGCCGGCAGCGTATCAACCGAGACTTCAAGACGTTCCGGCGCGGCCGGAGCGTGACGCCGCCCGCATGGGCATTTCGTGAACCGGGCACAAGCCCACAAGTTGAACCCCTGAGGTAAATCATATGCTCGCTCTCATCGGCCTGTGCCAGGGCTATTACTCCGATACTCGCAACGTCAATACCGCCAACGGTCCTTCGCAGATTGTTGAACACTCGGTGCTCGTCCAGGTTGAGCAAACCAATAAGTTCGGCATGCCGGAAACCAAGGTTATTCAAGTTCGCATTTCGAAGCGGCACATGGATGGCGGGCTTAATAATGTCTGGAAGATGGAGAAGGGCAAGACTGTGTCTGTTCCGGTATTTATCCAGGCCTGGGCAAGTAAGTCCGGTAACGCCGGGTTCGATTATTGGCTGTCGGGCGACGGCATGCCGTTGAACTTCAAGCCGTTCAGGAGAAAGCCGCTTATAAGGGTCCCGGCCTTTTCGGCGAAAAGGACGGGTAGGGGATAAGCATGAATTTTTTGGGCTGTGACGGTGTTTGGCTGGCCAGGGAAGATGGTTCAACTATCTGCCAGGGCCAAATGAAGACTTTTACGGTCCAGGAAATGCGGGAGTTCCTGACTCCTGCAATGACAATTGCGCAGAAGGCTCAAATTACCGGCGGGCTGTTGACGTTGTTTGTCGCGGTCTGGGTGTTTAAGAAGATGCGCACATCAATTCCACACTAGGAGTAAGTCCGATGAAACAACTGAAACAACTGTTCTCCCTGGGCAAGCGTGAAGCGGTTATCGGTGGCTCGTTGCTGATGGCGTCCGGCCTTTCGATGGCGGCCGAAGGCGATATCGACACCACCAAGGCCCTGGCCTATATCGCGGGCGGTCTGGCTGCTGCGGCAGCTGTGACCGGCGCCATGTTCGGCCTGGTGGCCCTGATCGGTGCGGCCAAGAAAGCCATGCGCGCAGGGACTTAATCGACCTTCAGTCAAGCCGGTGGCGGTCACTCCGCCCCGGCTTTTTTATTGCCCGGAGAAAGGATAAATGAGGATTAAGAAATGTATATCAGCCCTGAGGATATCGCTTTTTTATGGCGTGCTTATTGCCCTCGCTATTCTTTGTTCAGGGCGCTAGGTCTGAAAATTATTACTGGCAATTAAATGGCCCGACCGCCCCTGATAAGTTTGGCAGTCCTGGTGCGGCTTGTGAGGTCGGGCTGGGAATCTATAAGGCTCAGTATCCCGACGTCGAAATGGTGATAGGTTCGCGGGAAATGAAGAACTCGACCAACTATGTGTGCATGGTGTTTCGTTATTTCAATGGGAGTCGTATTGAGCCAAATTTTACGATTTCCGTTGTTCGTAGAGGTACGACCTGTCCTGCGGGGGCTACGTACAATGAGCAGAAGGGGACTTGTGATGAGCCGCCACCGTCTGAGTGCCAAGAAGGTCTGCCAAATTTATTTAGAAGTTCGAACTATCAGATTATTGTTATCAATGGAAAAAACACGGTTCCTAGCTCTCCGCCGTCTGGCTGTTTGAATGGGTGCGCTTATGAGGCTGATAGTTCTCGACCAAATTCTTGTTATCGCACTCCAGGCTCTACTACTGAGGGGTTCTGTAACTACACACTCAAGAGCAACGGTCAGAATTGCGCGACAGATTCCGGCAACCTGGGCGGTACTGGTCCTTCACTCAACGAGCCGGATCAGCCGCCAGTCACTGATCCGCCTTCGGACCCGAATGACCCGGGCTGTCCGAAAGGCTATAGCTGGTCCGGCACCACGTGCGTTAAGACGCCGACCGATCCCACGGACCCGACCGATCCGAAAGACCCTGGTGGTGATGGCGGTGGAACTGGTGGTGGCGATGGTGGCGGTACAGGCGGTGGCGGTGATGGCGGAACGGGCGGCGGTGACGGTGGTACCGGCGGCGGAGACGGAAACGGTGGAACTGGCGGTGGTGATGGCGATGGCGGCGGCACGGGTGGCGGTGGCGATGGCGGGGAGACGGGCAGTGCGATCCGGCCAAGGACCCGAACAAATGCGGCAGCGGCTCCTCGATCTCCGGCGACGGTGACTGCAAGGTGGCGATTCAGTGCAACGGCGACGCGATCCAGTGCGCCATCGTTCGCCAGGGAAAGGCCGCGCGCTGCGCGGACGAAGAGTTTCGCACGGTCGATGACAAGAAGATTCAGGACCTGAAAAACACGCTGGCCGGCGAGTTCTCCGGGCCTGAGTACGAACCCATCAATGCCACCGGTGAGAACACCCATGACCTGTCGAAGCTGCTCGACACTAGCGGGCGCTTCTCCAAGGCCTGCCCGGTTATTCCTGACGTCTCGTTCCCCTGGTTCGGCAGTACTCAGACGGTGTCGCTCAGTAGCGTGTCGTCCGATCTGTGCACGTATCTCCAGTGGTTCGGGTATCTGCTTGTCGCGTTCGCCATGCGCGCCGCGGCTGAAATCATTGCGCGAGGGTTGAACTGATGCCGTTACTGATCGGGGTACTACTGCGGGCCATCGGCTGGTCGCTGATTCCGCTGGGTTGGAAGCTGCTGCGCGGCTTGGGGTTCACCGCCGTTGCCTTCGTCGGCGTCAAGGCGGTGATGGATCAGGCCAAGGACTACGTGTTCAGCAGTCTCGGTGGCGTGCCTGCGCAGTGGCTTCAAGTCCTGGGGCTTCTGCAAGTTGACGTGTGCATCAACATCCTGTTCTCCGCGTACATCGCCCGCGCAGTGCTGTGGGGGATGGACAAGTCTGGCGGCAAGTCCGGCATGCGCTGGACCGGACCGAAGTAAGCGAGGAGGGGACCGATATGCTCTATCTGCGCACCGGCCTACCAGGGGCTGGCAAGACCCTGAACGCGATTCGGGAAATCGACCTTGAACACCAGCCGGACCCGGACGACCCGACCAAGCGGTTGCACAAGGACCCGGACAATCCGGACCTGCCGCCCAGGACGATCTACTACTACGGCATCCCGGATATGAAACTGGATCGGCTCAAGTCCAAGTGGGTCGAGTTCGAGACGCCCGAAGAATGGTTCAACCTGCCTGACGGCTCGGTGATCGTGATCGACGAAGCGCAACGGGTGTTCGGCAACGATGGCACCAGGGCGCGCCCGGAGAAGGTCACGCGCTTCGAAACGCACCGGCACCAGGGCCTGGACATTCACCTGATCACTCAGCACCCCAGCTTGCTGTGCACGCCCGTGCGCAAGCTGGTCGGCAAGCACATCAATTTCATTCGGCCCTATGGCCGGGAGAAAGGCATCTTCCGGCATGAGTACGAGTTCTGCATCGACAACCCGGAGCGGCGCAGCAAACTTCCAAGCAGGCGCAGGAAGAGAAAGTCACGCTGGATAAGGCGTATTTCGGCGTCTACAAGTCGTCGACGGTGCACACGCACAAACCGGTCACGCCCAGCTACATGAAGAAAATCCCGCTGATTATCGCGCTGATGCTGGTCCCGATCGGCGTGATCGTCGGGCTGATCATGACCGCGATGCAGCAAGGGAACGAGGAAAAGGAAGCGGCTCTGGCGAGGAGTCAAGCGGCTGAGGCGTCAGCGGGTGTTCTGCCTGGGGCTGGAAATGCTGTTCAGGCAGTTCCCAAGGCCTCCAGCGGGCCGAAATCGGCCGACGAGTTCATTGGTGATATGTCGCCCAGGGTGCCCGACCTGGTGGTCTCGGCGCCGCGCTATGACGATCTGAACAAGCCCAGGGATTTCCCTCGGCCGGTCTGTGCGGCCAGCTCGGACCCGAACTTGATCGGCAAGGCTCCTGAGCGGCGGATTCCGCTGGGTACGTACAATGGCCGGGTGATGGTCTGCCAGTGCTACACGCAACAGGTCACGCGGATGCACACGACGTTCGAGTTCTGCATGGACGTGGTGAACAACGGCTATTTCGACGACACGCGGATGCCGCCGACCTATGCCAGCGGCAACAGCACGCGAGGTTTGATCACCAGTCCGTCGGTTGACCCGGCGACGGCGATTGAGCGAGGGCGCGCAGCGACATCGCCGACGCCGGGGGATGCGTTCTCGACACGAGTAACCATCGTGCCGGATAGCAGCAGGATGCCCAGGACGCTATGAGCGATGTGGGCCTCTTGGCTCAGGGGTTCTTATCCATGGCTTCGCATAATGTATATTATGTTAAATTAAATGCTATGTTAGAAGCCAGGATGATTCAGTCCTAAAGCGTCAAGGCTAAGGGGCTATCGCGTTGGTTTGTATCTACGGTAGAGCTCCAGAATCGCCTACCTGTTGGCACAGAACAGCCCTTCGATTTACGTCAGCACTCCCCTCGTCCATGCTGCTTTTACGAACAGCCAGAGAAGCCATGTGCGAGGGTCGAGTTGTTCCCACGCAGGTCAGCATCAAGCCCGATCTGGCGCTGTACGGTGGTCGCTAAGCTGCTACCTTCAACGCTCAGGCGTCCTCAGATGTCATTGCCGAGGGCCTGGTGGTTGCGATGATGACGTCGTCCTCTGAGGTCACCCTTGCCAAGTACCCCTCAGATCTCATCTCGTTGACTAACCTCTGTAGTGGTCAACCCATCCCGGACAGTGGGTTGAGTTTTTCTTCGGCCACCGCAGGTGGTAACCCGTCGTTGAATTGATGCGGCCTGATCCAGTTGTAGCGGTGCATCAAGTAATGACTGATGTCCCGTTGGGCCTCCTGCGCCGTCAGGTAACCCGTTGACGGGACCCACTCCGACTTCAGACTGCGGAACAGGCGCTCCATCGGCGAGTTATCCCAGCAATTCCCCCGACGGCTCATGCTCTGCTGCATCCGATAGCGCCAGAGCCGTTGCCGAAACAGGCGGCTGGCGTACTGGCTGCCCTGGTCTGAATGGAACAGCACCTGCTGTGGCCTGCCGCGCTGTTCGTAGGCCATGTCCAGGGCCTTGATCACCAGTTCGGCATCCGGCTTGGCCGAGAACGCCCAGCCGATCACCCGCCGTGCCTGCAGATCCAGCACCGCCGCCAAGTAATGCCAGCGGCCTTGCGCCCAGATGTACATGATGTCGCCACACCACACCTGATTGGGACGCTGGACCGCGAACTCGCGGTTCAGCCGATTCGGGATATCCGGCCGCTCAACCATGGCCTGTCTATAGGCGTGCGAGCCCGGTTGCTTGCTGACCAGGCCCAGCTCACGCATCAACGCGGCGCGCATCGACCCGACGACGTCGAAGACGGTGGACGTAGTAGCAAGACCGCGCCACATCGAAAGCTAAACAGACCACTTCCACCGACTATCGAGTTTGTCCGACATCAAGAGAGCGGTAGCCTTTTTTAGGATCGCTTTCTCCCGCTCCAGCCGGTTGATCCGAGCCTCCAGCTCCTGGATCTTCTGCTGTTCTGGGGCGAGCGCCTTGCTCTTCGGGGTCACGCCGTCGCGCTTCTGCTGGAGCTGTTTCACCCAACGGCGCAAGGCCGACCCAGCGAACGGCAGGCGTCGATATGGCTGTAGCCTTGGTCCAACACCAGGGGCGCGGCCTCTCGCTTGAACTCGGCGGAAAACGTACGTCGTTGCTTGCTCAT